CTGTTCGTCAATGTCGTACACATGTCCACCTAAATAAACTTCGTCTGCTTCTAAAGTCTGAGTTTGGCTTGGGTAACGGTATGACGAATACAACCCGTTTACACGCAGGACACTAATCCCGCGGTTGATACCCATACGCTCAAATAGCGTGTGTCCGCCAGCAGGGGTTTCCTTGACGGAAGGTGGTGTGAATTGGTATGCCATAACTCTCCTTAGTGTAACAGGGTAGCGGGCGTTTAAACACCCGCCACCCCGGTACTAATCTCCGAAATTAGTCAGAGATGCTAGATGAAGTTTCAATGCGGAACAACGCATCCTCACGGTAGCGGGCGAAACCAAGTACGCCGTACCAACCGATTGGGCGGAAACGCATCAACTTATCAGTAACAGGTCCGATAACTACGCCCGGTTCCTGTGCAACTGCTTCTGCCAAAGCCTGCTTTCCAGCAAGGATTGTGCGGAATACATTTGTCTTAGGTGTGATGGTTACAGTTGCACCTGATGTAACAGCAGCAGTTGTTGCTACTGAAAGGGTGATAACTGAGCCATTGATTGCTGAAACAAGTGTGCTTGCGCCAGTTGTTGCAGAAATTGCAAGACCATCACCGACATCAATACCTGATGTTGATGCAACAGTAATTGTTGTTGCACCTGATGCAGATGTTGCTGTGGTTGTAGTTGTGAAGGTTGACTGATTAGCACCTTCTGCCTTTTCGTACATGCGTGGTGTTTCTACAAAGAAAGCACCTTCGTATGTTCCGATTGTTCCAGCCCATAGGTTACCCTGTGCAGAGTCTGTTTGAGCGTGGATGTCGCGCCATCCGACTGAGCCTGTTTCAGCACGAAGGTCGTGTGAAACCTCAGGGTGAATACCGCACCAGTACAAAGAACCTTGGCGTGGAACAGCCTTGTTGCTACGCAACTTGGCTACTGCACGGCGGATTTTTGCAGATGTTAGGGTATCAGCAGATGAAACGGTTGCTGTTGAAGTTACTGAACCGCCGTAAAGAACATTTGTTCCTTGGCGTAGGCTCTCCATTGCAATCTTATCAAGTGAGTCAGCCATGTTGTAGGCAATGATGTCTGCAACTGCTGGGTCCACATCTGATAGAGAGAATAGTTGTAACTTACGAGTTACAAGAGATGCATTTCCGTATTCTGCAAGTGTTACAGAAGTTGTTGATACATCTGATAGTGCTACTGCATCAGGGTCTGTTGCCTCTGAAAGTGCAGAAGTAGCCGCTGCCAAGTCATTGTAAAGTGAAAATACAACGCTTGACCCCGGCATTGCTTGCTGTGCTGGTCGCTTGTCTGCAACGCTACGAACTAGCGGTTGCGAACGGAGAGCGAACTCAACATAGCGGTCATACGCAGTTTTGACCAAGCCTGCAAGGGCTGTGGTATTGGTATCTGCCATGAGTCATTACTCCTTTAGATTGGTAGTTGGTTAATTTAATCCAAGGATGCGATTTAATTCATCTGCGTTACCTGCTGCTAGAATTTTAGCCATAGCATCTGAGTCAACTTCCGGAACTTGTCCTGTTGAAACCACTTGGTTAATTCTTGCATTAGCAGAAACATCTAGTGAATTGTTATTTGAAGCCTGCTCTGAATTAGCGTTTTGGGTTGAACCAAATACATCACCGTATTCATTTAGCCAGCCATTGATTGCTTCCTCAGAAGTATCAATGTCTTGCGGTATGAACGCAGCAATCTTTGGGTTAATACCCTTGGCTTGTAACACATCCTTTACAGTACGCTGGCGGGTCTGCGATTGCAGTCCTTTCAACTCCTGTTCTAGTTCTTTTGCACGCTTTTCAAGCGTACGATTTACTTTACGGAGTTGCTTAACTACATCCGTGCCTTCGTCACCGAAGTCATCAAACTCGTCATCATACTCGTTATTTTGGCTCATTTAGCCATCTCCCTTTCATTGGTTGTTGTATTCGCAATCCACAATGCATGTAGGGGAACATACCTTGGCTATTGCTACCAGACTTCTTACACTTATCCGGGCTGGTCGGTCAGATAAGGAACCTAATTATTGGTTAGTCGTACTGCGTAGTGAATAAGCACCTACGCCTGACTGACCACCAAAGCGGAACATTGCTTCACGCTCTGCTCTGCGCTTTGACTTTAACAACTTCTCTTGTTCGCCACCAACAACGGCTTGTACTGCTTCTAGTTCGTTGTAGGTTTCGCCTTCAAGTTTAGATAGTTGTGATTGAGTATCAGCAAGTATTCTTGCCTTACCAAACTCTTGTTTTAATGTGGCTACATCTGATGTGCCAGTTGCACCAATCAATGCCTCTGCTTCCCTAGAGCGAGCAGCAGCATCTGCGCCAAGTGTGAACCTAGCGTTAGCAGCAGCAGCACCAATTTCAGCAGCACGGACTTGCTTCTTAATAACATCCATTGCCTTCAACGGGTTAAGAAGGTATCCAACAGCATCTGCTTCTGTTACATACATTTCACTAAGAGCCTGCATTACATCCTTTTGAGATGATACACGGTCCTTAGCAAGTGATACGCGTTCCTCAAACTCACGGGCGCTAACTTCATTAGCAATGTAAGTTCCAAGGTCAGAACGCTCACCATAAATCTTTTCATCAAGACCATAGGCACGAAGGGTCTGTGAATAACCACGCTCTAGGTCAATGTATTCACCTTCGGTAATTGCACGGTTCTTATCGCTAAGAGCCTTCATACCCGGAAAGCGTGCTTCATAAGATTTAGTAGTACGGATTTCAAGTTTAATTTGTGCAGCAGTCTTGTCCTCTAAAATCATTTTATTGACTTCATCAGCAAGGTCTTTAAGACCTGCACCTGAAAGAATAGAAACAAATTCCTCTAATGCTGTACGAGTATTATCGCGCTTTTGATTTGTATAAAGTTCCTCAGCAGCAGCGCTATCATCTCCGCCTGTATCATCAGGAATAAAGGCAACAAATTCCTCGTATGTTCCACCTTTACCGTTGGAGAAAACATTGAAAATGTTTGTTCCGCCACCAACTTTGACTGACTTTGTGGTTATGAACTTTCCAGCAAAATCATTGCCAGTACCAGTATCGTCATCAGTACCATCATCAGTACCATCACCAATTTTTTTACTATCAGCAAGTTTCTTTTTAGCAGCATCTGCTTTAGCCTTAGCATCAGCAATTTTCTTTTTAGCAGCATCTGATTTTGCTTTTGCTTCGTCAATTTTTGCTTTAGCAGCATCTGATTTTGCTTTTGCAGCATCAATACGAGCCTGTACTTTAGGGTCAATCGTTGCTGGTTTTACCCCATCAGGTGCTTTGTATTTATCAGGACCAGTAAACTCTACTTTAGTAGGAGTTTTAGTAGGAGTAGGTTTCTTTGTAGGAGTAGGCGTTGTTCTGCTAGGTGGAGTTAAAGTTGGTCTGCTACTTTTTGGCACAACATTTGGTTGTGGCTTAGGTGCAGGAGTAGGCTTAGGTGTTGGCTTAGGTGTTGGCTTTGGTGTTGGCTTTGGTGTTGGTTTAGGAGTTGCCATCTATTAACCTACAATTCCGAAGTCACGAAGCAGGCTAAGCGCCTGATTGGTATAAGTTTCTTTAGCGTTCTTTGTGTACTGCCATAGTGGGTCGTTCTTAATAGACTTAGTAAACTCTGCAAATGTAGATTTAGCAGGCTTACCATCTACGCCAGTTTTCATTGCATACTTCATAAGGTCGTTCCACTTAATAGAACTTTCATCCATTTCAAGAAGTGAAGCCATCTGAGTACGATAGTTACGAGTCATGTCGTAAAGAGTCCTACCTTGGTTTAAACCCTCAGAAAAAGGAGAGTAAAGGTCAGAAGCCTGTCGCTTCATTTCCTCATACCAAAATGACTCATCACGCCCATCCATTGTGTCTAGCAATGACTGGTTAATTGACTTCTTGTAGTTGTCGTCAAGATTAACGCCATACTTCCAAGCCACATCATTGATACGGCGAATTGAACTTCCAATACTTCCGCCACCTGAAAAGATAATGTCTGACTTAGTAGCCAAGTAATTATCTAGTTGAGCATCAGTCCAATCGTTCTTAATAGTTTCTAGGATAATGCCGTTTACACGCTTGTTGTATTCCTCAGGGGTCATCATCTTGCCAGTAGTTGGGTCAATTTGGTTTAAACGGATACCCAAGGCTTCAAGGCGTTGTCTTACTGCATCTGTTTTATTGTTAACCTTTTGACCAAAAGTTGCAGCGTTGCGTGGGTCATTAGACTCTAGGAAAAAGTTACGAAAAGTTGGATACTCAGTCTGCCACCAAGTTGTACCTTTAAGGGCTTCCATAAAGGTTGCTTCATCCCAATTCTGCTTCTTAGCAGTATCAAGAAGTTTCTCAATTTGGTCACGCATCTTGGCATCATCAAGTGTTTTGAAAGTTTGTCGCATGTAAGAAACCCACACAGTTTTATCAATAACAACTTTATCTTTAGTACCTGTACCAGTTCCTGTACCACCAGTAGAACCACCTGTTGTACCACCTGTCGCACCGCCAGTAGCACCTGCGCCACGACCAGCGCCTTGTGATGCTGAACCTTTGGCTGTGTATGGCTCAGGGTCAATGGAGTTAGGAATACCATCTCCATCTGCATCCTCAAAACTTCCAGTACCCTTACCACCGCTACCAACAACTGGTGTAGGTGTAACCGTTCCACCAAGTTCTTTAATCTTGGTATCAATGTCTTTAATCTTTTTATCAGTTTCTTTAGCACCAAGAGTAAGCGCTCTCTTGCGCTCGCCTTGTAAGCGAGTAACTTCTGCTTGATTTTTCTTTTGCAATGCAGCAGCAGATGCTGTTTTAACTTGTGCATTAAGTTCATCAAATGCTTTCTTTGCTGCTAAGTATTCTTTTTCTGCTTTTGTGTATGCAGGAGTGTTTAACTTAGCGTTTGCAAACGCCCTTCTTTTTTGTTCAAGAAAAGCACCTGTTCTAGCAAGTTTTTCTTGAAGGGACATTTCCTCAGGTTGAACATTACCTCTACCACCACCGCGTGAACCGACTGGCATTATGCTTTCACCTCACGCATCTCTCCTGCTAATTCATTGAAAATAGCATCAAGGTATTTATTTTCCTGACGGGCATCATACTCATCTGATGATTTAATAAAGTCAACAACAGCCTGTTGGCGACCACCAGCACCAGTTGAACTAGATTGAGTCATAGCCTTTTGAAAAGCCTTCTCATACTCAGCACCAGTAGCATCACGACCAAGTAGTGATTGGTATGTGCTTTGGACTAGAGCCTTAGCATCCTGAGATGTGTAAGTAACTCCACCGCTACCTTGCTTGGTATCCATTGCAAGTAATTCATCAGGTGTAAATTTGCCACCTTTTTGAAAATACTCAATAGACTTACGCCCATAGGCTACCCACTCATCAACACCGTTAATAACATTAACTTTTTTGCCAGCAGCATTAAACTTATCTACCCACTTTTGGCGCTCTGCTTCGGACATAGCAAACCATCTCTTGGTCCACTCATCTAAACCAACAGTCTTGTCCTTACCATCTGCACCTTTACCTTGATAAACACCACCTGATGCTAAGGCTTGGTTGAAAATGTCCATAGAACTGGTTGAACCAGTCTTATTAGATGCAGTAGTTTCTACTGCTTTCTTATCTTTTTCATCTGCCATTTAAATCACCACCGGGTCGTTTGGAAAGTATCGGTTATAGAAGTCGCTAAATTCAGGTGACTCAGCACCAAGTTGGGTAACAAACTTATCCCAAAGTTCTGCTAAATCATCATTAGAGTTTGCATCCAATGAGCGTGAACCGCCCATTTGGTCGCGTTGTAGTAATGCCTGACCAATCTTTTTACGAGCATCCAAGTACAAAGCAACAGCCTTTACAACTGCACGGTCACCATTTTGTGCCATCCATGCTTTATTTTGAAACGCTTGTTCAAGAACATCAGCACGCTTCATGTACTTGCCACGGTCAGGCGACATGTATGCTGCGTACCAATCAGGGTTATTCTGTGCCATGTAATCAAGCCATTGGCGCTTAGCATTATTGTATTGCTCTAGCAATGGGTCACGATTACTGCCGATACCGTTTTGAATTTTAAATGCATCAATAACATCTTGTATCTTACGGTATTCAGTCCAGCCACGCTTTAGGTTAGCATCTTTAATAAGTTCTGCTGGGTTACGGTTTTGACGATAGGTGTTAGCCGAACCGGGGTATGAACCTGTGCGATACTGCCATTGATAGGCAGCCTGCGAGAAGTCATACTTACCGTCAAAATCATTAGCAAGCCATCCCATAAGTTCAGGCTCACCCTTTGCCTCTGCTGTTGCCATTAGACCGCTGAACTTACGAAGGTTACGAACGGTATCTAGGTTGGCTTCAAGGCTGCCGGGGTTCTTAGATAGAGATACTGTGGCTTCAAAGAAGTCAGGATACATCTCAAAGAACTTGGCTTCTGCTTCGCCGGGTTCTGTGTATTGATTTTGGAACTGGCGGAAAACTTGCTGGTAGAAATCTACCTCAGGAGAGATAGCAAACGGTGCAGAAATTGCAGTCAAAGAACGAAGCATGTAGAACTTGTTAACTTTGCTGGTAATTTCATCTACTGTTGGCACATCTTGGCGCTTGCCTGTGTTGTAGTTGTATGTTTCATAACGCAACATTTGATTGAAGGTACGAACATACATCTCATCCTTAGACCACATGGTTTTCAGACGGCGTACTGTGCTAGGTAGAAAAATCTCAGATGCGCTGTTAGGCATACCTGCTGGGAATAGCGGTGCAAAGGCTTCCTCAAACTC